CTTTTTCTTTTATAAATTATTGTAGCAATGTTAATTAATAAATTAATCAAAATGAATTTTGCCGTTTATTCTAAGGATGGATGCCCGTATTGTGATAAAGTAAAACAAGTATTGGAGTTGACAGGAACTAACTTTGTGGTATATAATTTAGGAGATCAATTTGATAAAAAATCATTTTATGATGAGTTTGGAGAAGGATCTACTTTTCCTCAAGTTGTTGTAGATGGTAACAAACTAGGAGGATGCGTTGACACAATCAAATTCCTCAAAGAAAATAGAATCATCGCAAGATGATATAAATAAAACCAACACCAAGGTTAATCGTGGTGTTGAACTTATGCTTCGTGGAGGGAAGAATAAAAAGAAGAAAAAACCAATTCACATTACATTAGATAAAATTATTTCTTTTTTTAATACAGAAATAGATATTTATTTTGAATTTTCCTTAAATTTAAGGAAGAAAAATTAATCCCAAGGAGGTAGCAGATGACGATAGAAACTATATTGGTCTTAGTGTTACCTATATCTTTTTTATTATTCTGTGCAGGACTATTAGGTGGTTGGATGGCACGGGATTATATGATGAACTATCAGGAATTTCCAAGACCTCATCCTGAGATGTTTGATGAAAATGGTAACTTAGTTACTGATGAGGTTATAGCATTTCGATTTGAAAACAATTATGGCATCGAAGACATCGACGACGACGAAGAGTAAAAGTTTTACTGTAAAAAGTAAATCTCTTCCAGAATTAGCAAAGAATCCTCTTATTTTTGAGATTTTAGATTTAGCATCACGACAAAGAGCTAAAACTAAAAAAATAGAAGTTCTTAGAAAGTATGATCACAAACCATTAAGAAATATTCTCATTTGGAATTTTGATACATCTATTGTTTCATTATTACCAGAAGGAGAAGTTCCTTATGTTGGTTATGATGAACAGAATGTTTATAGTGGAACTCTTTCTACAAAAATCTCCCAAGAAGTTCGTAGTATGCACGAAAGAGATTCTTTTTCTTTAGGAGCAAGTGATCAACAAGGACATACAACAATTCGTAGAGAGGCAAGACATTTTTATCGTTTTGTAAAAGGTGGAGATTCTGGTTTAAATTCTATTCGTAGGGAGACTATGTTTATTAACATTCTACAAGGATTACATCCATTAGAGGCAGAAATTCTTTCATTAGTAAAAGATAAAAAACTTACTGATAAGTATAAAATAACCAGAGAAAATGTTTCGGAAGCATATCCTGATATCATATGGCGTGATGGAGGTAAGTGATGGCAGAAAAAACAAAAGAAAAAACTAAGTTGGAAAATAAACCAGAAAAAAAGGAAACCATTTGGACTTCTGAAGAAATGCAGAATTCTAAAACCCTTTATGGGTGTGAAATTATAGTAGAAAATGGAACTACTGATCAAGTTACAACTAAACAAGCTCCTACTGATTGTTATATTGTAGAGTATACTTATAAAGATAAAATATGTTATGACCTTACAAGAGGTAGTAAAATAACTTTGTTTGATATGTATTGGGATAAGATGAAAGATAATTTAAAGTCTATTAATTATGGTAATGGATTTATTAAACCAAACCTTTGGGGTTATCAGTCACCCACTACTAAAAAGAAGAAGAGAAAAGGTTAGGGCCACCAAAATCGACTTTAGCTTTCAAA